CACAATAAATCACAGTCCTACCACTCCTAGGTTCCTTACCTAAGACAAGACCATCATTTATATGATCACGATTAGTATCAAAGTTCCCATTATATATCCCATTCAATACTTTTTGTGTCTCATCATCGAACTCTAAGTTACCACCTATCTTCTTACGAAATGGTTTGGAATATAATTTAACAGCATTCTTAGATGGATAGAAGGGTAACTTCATACCTAACATACCATCCACAGCTAGTGCTTCTTCTATTGTCTTCCAATTAGTACCATTAATATCATTAAGAGTCTCTAGTACCTCAGTAGTTCCAATAAAATACGTTACCATCACAGCACGTGTTACCGTAAGAGCAACTACTCTAGGTGCTGCTTGTATATTAATATAATAATCATCATCCTCTATAACATCTATAAAGACTCTATGATTAGGTTTAATAGGAATGTTGAGATGATCTGCTACTTTCTTTAAGTTGCTACCGTAATCTGGTTCATCATTTCTCCAGTTAGATGTACGGTCACCAAAATACTGATGAGTTACCTTATCACCAGTGTATTTGTGAAGGCAGTTCTTCTCTCTGTTTATAAAATATAGTTTAGATCTATAAGTGTCGGGTTCATATTGCACCACAAATAGATCCAATCCAGGAGCAAGGTCTTTTTTCTTGACGTTAGCTAGGGATAAACAGTACTCAAGATCGAACATAAAAATTCTAAGGGGTCAAAAATTTTGCCGAGTTTTTTTTCCTGTTTTTTTAGAACAGGTTACTGAATGTGTCAGTAAATCCAGAGAATGCATCTTTAACATTGTCCATCGCACCAGCTAAAGAAGTAGGTGGTTTGTTTGAACTCTTAATGTTATTGGTGGTACTCAGGAGATTCTTTCTAGCATCTTCATACTGTATCTCAAACCTTTCGTAGTGGAAGTTAACAGTAGCAGTCATTAAGATTGCTGTTCCAGCATCCAATGGTACTGCATCAATAGAGTATGGATAAGCGTGGGTAAAGAAGTACCTCATACTTCTACCTTGCTCATTATATCTTGGACCAGGTTCAAACTTATCTACTATGATTGTCCTCATATAATCGTCAGGATATGACATACGAGTGAAACGATTTCTATTACGCTGAGGGTAATGAGTCATCTCATCTGGTATTCTCTCCTTCAAATCAAACATATTTTTCTCTTGAAATATTCTATCAAACCAAGAGTTCATCACTTTGAACGCAGTCATATTTGCATCGCAAACAAAACTGAGACTTAGATCACCATACATTTTCATCGTAGGATATTTGTACGATGATCCTGTGTAGTAACCATTTACTTGAGACGTAGCCGCAGTGACACTAGGTAACGATGCGTTGTTACATAGAACCTCCAGTGTACTTCGATCAAAATTAACTGGGAAGTCACTGCTAAAGATTCCTCCTGTTAGATCAGGGAAAACAACACGAAACTGGTTGGGTTTTGCAATCCCACCACCCCGTATAAGTTTTTCCTGTACCTTTGAATAAAGATTTGCCATCTAAATAGGCTAAAGGAATACATCTTATTTATGTACAAGCAAGGCGTATATATTCCTAAGAACGTCCACAAATACCGTGGAGATCACAGAAACATATTCTTTCGCTCCTCTTGGGAGCAGAAATTTATGAAGTATTGTGATACACATCCCTACATTCTGGAGTGGGGAAGTGAGGAGATATGGATACCATACAAGAATCCTTTAACCAATAGAGTTAGTCGGTACTACCCTGACTTCTATATAAAAGTGAAGGATAAAGAAGGTAGGTTAAAGAAATATATTATCGAGATCAAACCGATCAAACAAACCAAACCCCCAGACAAATCTAAGTCTAAGAAACGATACCTCTTTGAAGCACACACTTATGCTAAGAACCAAGCAAAGTGGGACGCAGCTAAGAAGTATTGTAAGAAAAGACAAGCAGAATTTTTAGTCTTCACAGAGAAAGAACTTGGACTCCGTTTTTGAAAAACTAGAAGCAGCACAGGATGGTCAAGATAGACCAGAGACTTGGTGGAGGAAGGCAGCTTCTATAGCATTGCGTTCTAGTTTCAGCGAGTCAACTAAAGAACAGATCATAACTAGAGAGCGATCAAATACTGACGATGGTAATGGTGTCAGGTTTACACCACGAGTAGGTACTATGGTACTGTTTGAGTACGATGCCAAGGCAACTAAAAAATACCTACCCTTCTACGACCAGCTACCAGTAGGTATAATATTAAGTAGAAAGAGAGATCATTTTTATATGGCTAACCTACATTATGTCAGTCCCAAGAAGAGATTAAAGACACTTGATGCTCTATTGAAGGGTAAGATAGATGTACCTAGGAAAGTTATCCATAAATACAAACGTGAAGATGTAGAAAATGGTCTCTACATAGAAATTGCTGAGACTGACTGGGATTCTGCAATCTATTTGCCCATCGAAAGATTTGTAAAGTTCAATGGGAATATAGAGACTCCTATCAGTTCCAAATCGGTATGGTTTAAGAATGATCCTGCGACAAAATTTAGGTTCCGTGCCAAACGTAAGATTCAATGAATTTATCAGAGATACTATCATCTAGTAACGCATCGTTAAGGTTTCCACTCGACAAAGTAGAAACTGCTGATGATTATATGATGTTCACTGTGTACAAATACAGTCCTCCATTTAGAAAGGCAAAGTGTTTGGGAGATAATAGTGGTAACAATTATGGTGGCAATTATTCTGAGTATGACATAACTGGACTAGGTGGTGGTGAATTTGATTCTTCTCAATATAAAAAGATAGTCCTCTATATGCCAGAGGATATTGGACAATCAGATCAAAGGTTTTGGAGTGAAGCAACGATAGGACCACTACAATTGGCTGCTATGAGAGCAGCAGGTTCAATGATAGGAGGTGCAGGTTCAGGTCAGTTCTGGGCTGGTGCAAACGCTGCTGCTACTGAAGCTACTAGTGACCCAGCTATAATTCCAGCACTAGTAAGGGGTGTTGGTGCTAATGTTGCAGGTAAGACACTGAATATGGATGCTAATAATATCACTGGTGGTTTGATAGGTCAGGTAGTTAACCCTAACTTAGAAGTATTCTTTAGTAAAGTAGGACTAAGAACCTTCCAATTCAGATGGACACTAGTACCTAGAAATGAAAGAGAATCAAGGATCATTAAAGAAATGATCTGGCAGTTCAAGAAAGCATCCGCACCAGAGTTAGCTCAAGGTGGATGGTTTACAACAGTACCACACGTCTTTAAGATACAATATAAAACTGGTAGTCAAGACAACCACTGGTTAAATAAGATTAAAGCGTGTGCTCTCACAAATATAAATGTTAACTACACTGCTGCTGGTTCCTATTCAACACTAGAGGACGGAGCACCTACTGCTGTGGGTTTACAAATGAACTTCCAAGAACTCAAAGCAATCATCAGTGAAGACTATGGTGATTCATTTAACTACACCGAACAGTATTACTAATGGCATATTTCGAGACCCTACCTAATATATCTCTAGCTATTAGACCAATCAAGTTCCCGTGGTCTGAGCAACAGTACGTTACAGCAAAGAATATATTCAGAAGATTTAAAATAGCTGATGCAGCATTAGATAGTCTAGTATACTACAAACAATATACTATAACAGATGCTGACCGTCCAGATCTAATCTCCCAAAAAATTTACGGGAGTTCTGCTTACGACTGGGTTATCTTACTAGCAAATAATATAATCAATCCATACTTTGACTGGCCAATGCCTACTCCTGTACTACAGGATTACATCAATAAGAAATACGATAAACCATTTGATATCAAACACTATGAAACTAATGAAGTAAAAAATACTGCTGGTGATGTAGTGTTACCTGCTGGTCAGTTAGTTGGTGAGGATTTTTATAAAGCACCATACTGGACAGAGTATAATGATCCTATGGATGGTGACGCACCCAAACCTGAGAGTGCTATTGAAGTAGAGATACTAAGGAAGTTAGTAGTAGAAGAAGTTACTGTATTAAATGGTGGTAGTGGATATGAATTCCCTCCCAACCTATTAGTAGAAGGTCCACAAACAAGTAACGGTGACTTCCCAACGGTGAGTGCAACTGTTACTCCAGTGATGAGTGCAACAGGATACCTTAAAAGATTTGATATTCAAAGTGGTGGAGAAGCATACACATATCCACCTGACGTTACACTAACTGGTGGTATGGCAGGTGAATCTGCTACAGCTATCATTGATAAAGATACAAACTCAATGACTTATGGTCAGGTCATAGACATACGTCTTGATGGTACATCTTACGACACAACGGACGCATCTAACATCCACGAGTTCGGTGATGGTGCAACTATTGCACCGAATGGTACTGGTGTTGGTTCGTATGGTGGTTTTAATGTGGGCAGCACTCACCTAAGATTAGGTGATAGTTGGGGTGAAAGAAGTGTCGTCATTAACAAAGTTGATATGACTAACTACAATACTGTTCGGGTGTATGCTATCCGTGGTAATGGTAGTAATGGTGGTGAAACACCAGACATTGCAGGTGTAGAAGAACTTCGTTTAAGATATCAAATCACAACTGATACAGATCCAGATCATAGTGCTTGGATTACTCTAGGTATTGTTATCGAAGCTGTTCCTAACGGTACAGGTTCAGGTAACCTAGAACCATACGACTTTGAGATACCTGAGAACCTTAAGGTTCCTAATGTATTCTTCCAGTTGTATCAACCAGGAAATAGTGGTCCTCCTTACGATCACTTTGGTTTCACAAGTATTAACTTCGTTGATACATCAAAAGTATATGGTGCTAGTGGTATTAACTTTACCAACAATGTAAACGATAGCACTGGCGGTGGTGCAGTAGCTACTGTAGTACGTGGTCTTAGTATCGACTCTGTTACTGTTAATAATCAGGGATCGTACGGGTCTATTAGGTATCTTTATATGGCAGGCCAAAGTGGTACTACAGATACGCCAGATACACACGCAACTTTTAGCATACCAGTAGTCGAAAGTAGTACCACTTTTGCAGTAGGGGAAGCAGTAACGTTTACCAATGGAGCAGCAGGAGAAGTAACTAGCTACAACGGTACCACTATGGGTATCAAATTAACTGCTTGGGATGGCAACAATCCAGTGACAAATGATATGTTATTGACTGGGTTTGATACTAGTGCTGAAGGTACAGTTACCAACTTCAATGCTTCTACATTTACAGAACCAACGTGGATGGATAAGGATGGTAATAAGTTTAGATATAAACTAACAAGACTAACAACACGTACATCAGGTTGGGAGAAATTAATTAGAGATAGTTTTAGATACAGAGATCCAACTGGATCACTAGTCACACTTCAAGGTGCATCAATAGTAGATGCTATTACTCACCACGAGTGGGAGACAAGAGCAAATGATAAGAAGAGAAGTATATACATCTTACGTACGAGATATCTGCGTCAGTTTATAGAAGAAATGAAGGAGCAACTTCCATACAAAAAGTCTACCGATACTATTAGTCGAACACTCAAAAGATCAGCAATATAAAAACCTTATAGACAAAAAAATACCCCGAATTTTTTTCGGGGTATCGTGTAATATACAAACTAAATTACTCTTCCTCTGCCAGTCTAGCAAAGTATGACAGTTGATCATCACTACTGTCTGATTTAGTTGCTGGAGTAGGAGTCGCTGCTGCAACTGCTGCAACAGGTTCATACTCTTCGTCGTCTACTGTAGCTACAGCAGCACGTTTGTTAGTACCAAGTACTTCACTCAACCTAGTCTGCAACTCTTCATAAGTTTTAAACTGGTCTTCATTAGTGAAGGAAGTTAACGAATGTTCTTCCTTCCAGATAGATTCAAGTTTAGCATCATCTGTATCAAGAGCACTAACACTATCAAACTCAGACTTGTCATAGTTCCAGAAACCTGCTACCTTACAAATTTTTAACTTGAAGTTAGCACCTTCCCATAGATCAAAAGGATTGATTGGTGTCTCATCCTCAAACTCAGGCTGCATTGCAGCAGTGATCTTATCATAGATCTTCTTACCGAATTTGTATAAGAATACCTTACCCTCATTCTCAGGGTGTGCAGGATCACGAACGACTTGGATGTTACTGTAGTAAGATAGCTTACGCTTCTGCTTACGTGCTATGTCCTTGTCGGAATCGATACCAGAGTTCCACAACTTGCGATTGACTTCACCTACTGGATCTTTCTTGTTCACTGTGGTCAAGGAGTTTTCGATGTACCATCCTCCTGGACCTTGAAATGCGTGGGAGTATACCTTTGCCCACGGTAGGTCTTCACCATCTGGTGCTGGTAGGAAACGAATTACTGCGTAACCGTTACCAGACTTATCGAGTTCTGGTTTCCAGAATCTCTCGTCTGCACCTGGACCTTGCTTGTTTAACTTCTCTGCTTCTTTTACTAGACTCTCTAGTGATGAACCAGAACGCTTCTTAAGTGTCGAAAATGACATTAGATTTAGTTAGATTAATTGGATTAGATTTAAAAGGGAGGACAAGTCCTCCCTAGTATTTAGGCTAGTTGAACTGCCTGTTTGGAACGTAAATCAATTTAGTTACGTCCTCATTTTCCGTGTCCTGTGGAAGGAACCTATGCTTTGCATCAGGGTGATTCCAAGGGAAGAAAGCACGATGCTTACTGCCTAGACTTGATATGTTTATCAGTCTAGTCTCAAGGTTCTGCAAGTGCGTAGAGAAGAAAGAAAGTCTCTTACTCTCTAGTGATGCTTTACCCTGAGGTATCGGCAAACTAATCAGGAAGTGTACTGGTTTGTCCTCTTCTTGTGCACGCTCTGCCAAGGATAGGATAGATCCTATACGTGGTTCAAAGTGTTGCACTTGAATATAGAGGCATAACTCATCATCATTGTTGTAGAATGAATCAAACCACTTCTCTTCAGGAACAGAAGGGATATAGATGTTAACCGTATGCTGATTGTAAGTTCTGTATCTTACACCATCAGTAACACCATTCTTATAGGTGTACTCAGCATATATTTTACTAGCAATGAGATTATGATAGTAGTCTGTTAGGTGAGCACCCAACTCCTTAATAAGATCTTTAATACCATCGAAGGTATAGATCCTTTCAAGGTTGACTATTTGTCTCGCTGCTGACTCAACGTCATCGGGAGAGGTGTTAGTGTGAAATACTTCAACACGATTGTTAGACTTGGTAGCAAATTTAATCTTTGCTGCCTCGTTGTCAAACCGTACCCCTTGCATCATCCAACCTGGTATGGCTAGGTAGCGAGGGTCAGAAGCACCACGTCTATGTTCACCGTTGACAGTTTCACCTGTATCAACGTCATAGTATACAAAAGAACCGATCTTAGGATCAACTCCTTTGGTTTCAATTTCTCTTACGAGATCTAGAACACGTGAGGCACTGAACTTATAACGACCTGGATTTTTCCAACTGTTAGGAGATTCCTCCCACAGTCTCATCTTAGGATCACCTACCAAATGCACACCAGGTGTGAAGTAAGTGGACGCAAGATATGTCCAGTTGTCAGGGTCACAGTACTCAGTCTTCCAGTAGTCACATAGGAAATCTTCCTGTGACTGGGGAATCCCTAAGGATTGTGCGATTGTCATCGTAGAATTAAATTATCAGGTAACGACAAACTAATTATAATACTCTTCTCCAGAGTTGTCAAGTAATTGCTTTCGGATCTCCCAAGTTTGTCCTGAAGTGCTACCAAGACAGGGGTTGATGCAATCCTTATCGAAGTGGGTATTGCATACCAAACCTGCTAGGTCGTGTGGGTCACCGAGTTTACCAGTCTTCCAATAGTGTTGTCCATCTATCCACGTTGCACCACATACTGTACAAACCCTCATCACATCTCCGCTACCGTCTTCTTCAGTGCCACGATCATTGTATCAATATTATTAAAGACCTCAGATACACTCACGTTGTCAGGGATACCAACAGCACTCATAACTTTACGAACATCACTAGCCATCTGTTTTGCAACAGGGTCATCCTTCTTACACAATTCTACACGTGCCCACAAGACTCTTTGTTTCTTTAGTAGTGTCTCTACTATATTAATGTACTCTTCCTTCTCCTCAGCATCAAGTTCTGGAAATGCCATCGTCATTTGTGCTAGACGATCTTGCAATCCATTAATGTATTTAATTTCTTGTTGAACAAACTCAGAATCTTGAAAGCTCATATCAGAAGGTTAGTTTAGCACGGGAAGTTCTTTTCATAAAGTTTAGACGTTGTGCGTCAAACTTAAGTTTCTCTTTGAGTGGTTTAGAAACTAGTTTATTAATAGTATCCAACTCAATACCATTTGTTTCACAGAAGTGAATGATAGCATCGATATAATTCATATCGTTGTTATCAGCAACTAATTTTTCAATTTCGCCAGCAAATTTTGTAGCAGTCATAAATTTAGATTCAATTTCATCAGGTGGCTGTGGCATAATTCATTCCATATTCTTCGATGGCCGCTTTAAGATTATGATAATGAGTTCTTTTGTCAGTAGTCTTAACTAACTGACACTCACCATCTTCACAAGCAACAAGAACAGCGAACTGTTCTACCTCGATACCATATATTTCATAGAACATATAGCCATAGGCACACATCTGAGTGAAGTATCCATCCAGAATGTTCTGTCTCTTAGGTGACTTTGATGTCTTGAAATCAATGACGGATAGTACTCCATCAAGTTCAGCAATAATGTCAACCTGACCTGCGATCTTTAAAGTGTGAGACCATAACATAGACTCGACTAGTCTAGGTCTATCTATTCTATCTATAACAGACTGTGAAGTGCGAAACATCTGTACAGGTAGAGGAGAATCTTTATGATTCTCTAGGTCTAACCTATTCATAATGTAATCTTCACAGATAGCGTGAAAGTTGGTACCTCTGGTACAAGATCGCTTAGTGACACGATCTGCTTCCTCCTTACCAACTTTCTTACGCCACTTGTTAATGATGGCTTTCTTTTTCTTTTGATTAGATAGTACTGTAGTGACTGAAGGATAGTGTTCATCCTCCACAGCGTAAAGGCGTTTGCCTTCCACCATTTGTCTCTTCAAGTTTACCGATTCAATTAGTTCAGAATGATCAAATGTTTTCATCATAACCTTGGTTGATCTTGGAGACCAGATACGATCTAACCAGACCAGACCTCACGATATCCTCAAGACCGAATTCAACCTTGCTGAATTCAGGCATACCATTAAGGATCTGCATAAAATCTAGAATGCCAGTGCGTTCTGTGACCTTAAGTAGGTCGGACTGGCTAGCGTCACCAGCAAAGAAGATCTTGCTGTTCTCGCCAACTCTTGTCATTATACTATCTAACTCGTGAAAATTCAAGTTTTCAAACTCATCCACGATTATAATAGCATTATCAAGAGTCGTACCCCGTAGAAAAGAAGTAGACCAAAAGCTAATCGTTTCCTGCCTTTGGAGGTCATCGTAAAGCGAGTCAAATTCTTTGTCCGTATACATTGAGAACATATGCTTGACCATATTCCTGTAAGGAATCTGATACAAAAATGATTTGTCCTCGTGGGTGCCAGGTAAGAATCCTATCTCCCTAGTGGGAACTAGTGACCTTACAATGTATATTTTCTCATAAGGTGTGCTCTCTGTCAAGACCTCCTTCAATGCTTGATACAAAAGGCAGAATGTCTTACCTGTACCAGCACATCCATAAGCTACCAAGTTCTTACCAAGTGCATACTGTTCCCACAACGATTCTTGTGCAGGAGTCAGAGGTTCTATTGGTTTTAATAGTTCTGAATTAATAGGTTTAGTACGTTTCATCTGCTTAGTGGACAACGTAGATACGGACTTCTTACGTGGCATTTAGTAGTATTTGTATGGTTTAACGTTGGCACCAGGTTGTTTACTTACTTTATGTAAGACTTCATTCCATCCACCATCGGTTTTGTTTCTCCAGTCGCCTACCTCACCAGCAGAAGCACAACCTTTAGACCAGTCTTTATCCCAGTCAGGGTTCTCTTTTCGCCAAGTATCGTAGGCAGCCATTGTCATAGAGAGTTCTTTTTCCTCTCCAGTCTTGTTGTTTTTTACAGGATAAGTAGGCATAATTTATTTAGTCCTCCTCCTCAAGTCCAAGTTTAACACGTTCACGATGTTTGTCCTCCTTGATACGGTTTTGATCTGTGTTGTCAGTTGCTGAGTCATAAACTTTCTTATTTGCTTGGGTGAATCCCTTCTCCCAAGGCATAAGTTCTTGACTGTCACTTAGTTCAAGGGGGTTTCCAGCCTCCCAACCTTTCATTCCAGCATTACGTTCAATCTCACCCTGTTTATCCTCCTCTTTCTTCCTTTGATTGTCCTCAAATTCTTCACGTGGAGTGATAGGTTTATCAGAGTCAACTTTATCGACGTGGAAATCAGTTGAACTATCTCCTAGCATCCTAGGAGTTCCCATTATCTTACCATACTTTTTAATATCTTCATCAAAATGACTTCGTTTCACTGCACGTTTATCAATGATCTTAGTCCCTGTCTTACCACTGTCTTCATCACTATCATTCCAAGATGCTGGCTGTGGTGGTTGAAAATTAGAACCTCTTTCTTCTACGGTTCTGGTTTCATTATCCATATCAGGATAGCTAGGGAAAGCTTCAGCAGATCTATGTGCTGCGTACCTTAACTTACCTGGTACCACGTGTAGATTAGGATTCTGTCTTAGGAAATCTTCTCGTTGATCTAACGACAAGAACAATTCCCCAACAGATTCATTATCTTTATTAGCAAATTCGTAAAGGGGCATCAGAATTTCATTACTGTAATATATCTAGGTCTGTGTGCTGCTGTAAGAGGTGGTCTAGCAGAGTGTGGTATCCTTCCATCGAATGATACTACTCGACCTGGTTTAGGTAAGACTGCCTTAGTGATCTCATCATTAAGATCATAGAAGATAGTCTCTCCACCCCAGTCACGATTCCATTCATCATTAAGATAGAACATTACCGTACGATTCTTAGGACTCACATTGTCTACGTGTGCCTTAGGACGGTCTCCAGAGCGTAGAAGATTTGTATATACATTTGGTAAGGATTCGTATGGTGGCACCTTACAGACCTTTGTGAGTGCCTCATACAATACTGTGCATAAGTCTTCGTCTTCTTTATCGCAACTAGGATCACCTTTATGAACACGTGTCCAATATAAATCTGATGATCGCATTGGATCCATTGGATCGTGCTTCATCATATCCTGAACGTATTCAAGTTGATAATTTTTTATCTCTTCTTCACTTCTTTCTTGTGCTAGAAAATGTCTCGCCTTATCACAAGCAGCAGAATCATTAGCTCGCTGCAATGAATAGAAACCTTGTGAAAGATATCTAAAGATAGATGCCAATGCTTTTTCTTCTACAACGTCATCCCATACTTTAATATCATTCAACCAGTCCATCCTAATGCCTCCGATACTATAGGAAACTGTGTACGAAATACATCCTTACAAGCATTGGCTATATCCATATGCTCTTTCTGTGTACCGTGACCACTTCTTAATTCTATGTAGTGTATCCAAGAGCGAACACTACCTGTCATAAAGAGTCGGGTAGGGGTAGCTAGAGGTAGTACAAACCGTGCACATTCCTTAGCAACACCATCCTTCAACATATTCTGATACAACTTCATCCCTTGCTTGAAATGTTGTTGCATCTTTCTATTGTAATGGTTCACCTTTCTGTCATCCATATCATCAGTAGAATTCTGACGGTTCTTTGTGTCTTGTCTACGTAATTCAGGCAAGGGAATCTCATCAGCAAGCAGACTACTATCAGCATACCGTTGAGAGAACTCTTGGTATGTGAATGATCTGTGTCTCAGTATCTGAGCAGCAAGACCACGTGTAGTGTTAATCTCTACTGTCATATGTGCCTGTTCAAATACAGACCAATGACCGTGTTTAATACAATACCCTAGGAGTCCTGCGACCTTAGGATTGTCTTGGTTGTTAGGATTACTTACCCTAGCAACATACCCCATAGTCTTTTCAGCATCAGGGGTGACAGTAAGAAGTTTTACATTCATTCTGGTTTCGGTTTGTTATAAAATCCTTGTTTGGTACGACGGATCCAAACATCCATTTCTCTGTCTCTCTCAATTTCTTTGAGTGACATTTCCATCTTGTCCATTTCCTCATTGGAATATAGCCAAGGTTTTTCAAGTGCCTTTCGGATCATTCTTGATACTTTCATCGTGATAAACGTAAACGATAAATGCCAGTGTCTAACTCAGCAGGAACAAAGTTCATAGAAATTGAAACCCTACGTACGTCAGTGGTCAGGATCTTACACTCGTGTGTAAGTTGACTTGGCCAGAGAAACAGTATACCTTCCTCTGGCATCATAGTCAAGGACTCACTGTTAAACTGACTTATAGTGCTAGGATTTATTGCTAGGTATGGATCGCTCTTCTCCTTGGTCTGTGAATGGAATGTAATACCAGTAGAACCAACAGGAAGATTTAAGTAGTAAGTACCTGAGATAACACAGTTAGCGTGACTGTGTTTATACTGCCACCCTCCCTTACGTGTAACATTAACCCAACAGTCAGTAATAATATACTCATCAACTACGTCGTACTTAATAACGTCCTTCATAAAATCTAAGTAACTCTCACCCAAGAACTTTTCTAAGTCCTTGATGACAGGATCACCTTCATCTAAAAAATTCTCTCCACTCTTATTCCAGAAGTGAAATATATCTGATGACACAGGAGAACCATCGATCTCTTTAGTCTTTATACGTTCTCTTACTATGTCCTTAAGTTTCTTATGTCCTTCAGTATTATCCCAACGATAGATACCTAATGGTTTAGGAAACATTTCAACAACTTCTACTCTACTCATCTTTTGTTAACCTATAGTTGTATCCACCGTACGTAAGTACCTGTGGCATAAAGTTCATTGAGACTGATACTCTAGCAGAATTTGCTCCAGTTGGCAAGGTGTAATGGTTTAAATTACCTGGCCATAATATAAGATGACCTTCTGTTGCATTACCTATCTCTTGTCCACTACTAAACGGTGAGTCTTTCAATGTCATATGTTGTAGGTAAGGTTTGTTAGCAGAATTTGAAGGGTTACAGAACACCACATCACCACACTGCCCTTCCATATGTACGTAGTACGTACCAGATACCAAAGAGTTAGCGTGAGCGTGCATCACTTGATGACCACCCTCTGCTGCTACATTAACCCAACAGTCAGTAACAAACACATCTTGTGAACTATTATATCCTTGCACATCTATAACAAAATCACAATAACATTCTTCCAACCACCTATGAAAATATTTAAAGATAGGTTCATCATTATCATACAGTAAATGCTCTGCACTCTTCTGATAATAATGTTTTAAAGATGGTGCTGCATCATTAATTCTTACGTCAGATTTTTTTATTGATTCACGTACAGCAACCTTAAATTCTTCGTGCTTATCCTCAGGCATTTTATATGTGCCAAGAGGTGTAGCAAACATACTACGTAAGTCAATTCTATTAGGTGCTATCCTCACTTCTTAGTCACCTTAAAGTTATAAGCACCAGCTAGGAATTCCTGTGGCATAAAGTTCATAGAGATCGAGACTCTAGAAGCATTATTCGTAGTGGTGGTAGTCATATGAGATAGATTACTTGGCCACAAAATAAGATACTGTTCTTTACAGTTACCAAAGTGTTGTGCTTCATTATAGGGTGTGGCTTTACAATTGTCAAATCCAAAGTAAGGTCTGTTAGCCATTGCACAAGGATTGATATACATTATCTGTCCAGCACCATCAGTCATACGGAGATAGTACGTACCAGACACAAATGCATTAGCGTGAGAGTGTAGTACTTGACTACCGCCCTCCTTAGTAACGTTAACCCAACAGTCGGTGATGAATGTTTTATCTGTCATCATCCAACCTTGTACGTTAGTTACGTAGTCACCATAACATTCCTCCAACCAGTCGTGAAAGTGTTGAAAGATTTCATCGTCATTATCGTACAACAGATGCTCCTTTTGATGCTGATAAAAATGCGTTAACTTACCTCCAGCATACTCACTCTGACCTGGCTGAACTTTTTTAATTGCTTGTCGAGTAGCATCCAACAGTTCCTTATGCTTGTCATCAGGATACTTATAGTATGCCAATGGCAAGGGAAAAATAGGTTCAACTAGTTCGGCATTCACCATTTAATTTTTCATCACGAAGTTTGTTTGCTTTAATTCTTTTCTTAATCATCTTAGCATAGTATACTTCTTGTTCAGTATACCATCCAGGATTTTCTTTACTCCTTTTTATAATTAATTTTGCTGCTTTCTTGTCCTTCATAGTACGCTCTAAAGTATGGGACAACACCGTTGGTGATCTTATGCCCCTTTGTGATCCATTCATCCGCACAAGTATAGATTGCTTTGGATGTACAAGTGGTACCAAAAGTATGAAGAAGTTTAATTAGAACTTGCTGCCTTAATAATAATTGTTCATCAGTCAGTGTAGCCATCATCATCTTGAAGAGTTAAATAGGTTGATTTTATTAATGCATCCTTAGGTGTGTTGGATGTGTAAGCATCCACGTCAGAATACACTTCTGATTCTAGCACAGTTAGTAAAGATTTCAAGTCCTTTACCACAGTTTTAAGTTTGGCCTTGTCCATTTTGTTCCCACTTTAACTATGTATACCATAAAAAAAGACCCCTATTTAGGGGTCTTAGAGTTAAGCAGTAACTGCTTTGCTGTTGTGCTTGACACCTCTGTAAGTCAGTTCTGACTTAATAGATGTGTTTTGCTTGCGTGAATCAGTGTCGTACTTGACACCACGGTAAGTGACTTGTGCCATTGGCTTGTCCTCTGGATTGGGTGGATAACCCCGTTCCTTCAGTCCACATTTGCGTCCCAACATTGGGGTGTTTCTTCTACCACAACCAGAATCATTTCTGCTCGTGTCTCTTCCTCGATCTTAAACTCATAGATCTTATCGATCATAAGTTCAGCATCCATACAAGAGAAGGTAGATGCAATAACTGCTAGATGAAACATACTGGGATGAACGATCCGTTCCGTGTCGGCTTACTTGCGACCCTTCTGGGTTGAACGATTGTGTTAATAATAACACAGGTATAATATATAGTCAAGTAGTTTTGTAACACTTGATACAATTACATTCCTTGCTGTGTCTCAGCAGGATTGACTGCCATCGATGGAAGTGGTACACCTTGTGTCATCCTTTGACCTGGTGTTGACCATTGCTTTCCTTGAGGCTTTGCTGGAGCATTTCTATTACCCCATTTTATTTGAGGGAATGCCTCCTTGATTACATTTTCAGTAATCCTATACTTCTTCTTAAGATTCTTATCCTTAACTAGACAGACAACCTCTGCCTCAGATTGGTGTAGCCCTTCTAGAAGACCAATAAACATTGATTCTTTCTTGAGAGCAGGTACATCATCAGCACCACCCTTCACAAAGTAGTGCAGTAATCGATGCTCTGTACTGAGTTGAGAATGTTCTGTACCAGCAGGTGCTTCATTAGGTTTGTAAGGTACAGCACCTTCTGGTATAGCAGATTCAATACTACTATCGAAATTAATAATAAGCACCTTCCTAAGAGCCTCACTGTTATGCTCTCGCAAGAGATTTATCTTTGCTGCTTTAGTCTTAGCATTGCTAACCTTTTGCAGCACTTCAGAAATTAATAATGATTCAGCCATAATAAACAAGTTTTTAGTATTTAGTCCTCATCTTCTACCTCTTGTTCAGTGAATCGAACGTGTAGAAGGTCTCCAGAATAGGCATTGCCATTGGCATCATACATTTCTGGGTGGTCATAACTAGCAGGTGTTTCTTCCTTTGTATTGGTTGCGTATACAACATCGTTTCCTATCCATCCGATAATACCTCCTAGAATAAAGAAAATTAGACTGGTAACAGCACTGAAATAAATGACCTCAGGCATAATTATAATCCTCAATTCGTTTCTATTTAGACTAGACCAATGGATTTAAAGTGTCGTGCTGTTTCTACTAGACCTCCTAAGTTCTCACCATTATACACCACTTGTGGAAATGTGACAACATCTTTATTAAGATCCAACTTTACTTGTGATCTGCTAATGTCTCTGTCCAACAGGATCTCTTTGTACTCCACCTTTGCTCTAGCAAATAATTCTTTAGCTAGTGTACAGTACTTACAATCTGTCATTGTATAAACAATGTTCATCTACCTTCCCTCGATTTATTCCTAATAGTTATGTGATTACCTTCAACAGCAAACTCTAGGTAATCAGTATGATCCCATTGAAGTTCATCATATAATTCATTAAGTTTATCCATATCATCCCACAGATCAGTGGGAGTGGGTTCACCCCAGAATACATTGTCTTCCATAAGAACAACTATTTGTATGATATATTAGCATAGTTTATCATCCTTGCCAAATTAGATCAGGCATTGCTGACTGGCCTGGTCTCATTACGAATAATAAAATAGCATAACATACGAACCATATGATATTAAACAACCACGCTTGTCTCCAGAAGTACTTTCGTACTGCCATAGATCTAAGTACTTGTGGTGCTTTGTCTTGTGCTCTAAAAATCTGTTCTATTATCAATGCAATAAAGAACCCTATCACTAATGGATAGAATACAAAGTTTGCAAATGACATAATTGAAATAAGAAATACCATTTAAAAATGATCCTCCAGTCCTTGTTGTGGTGTTGGTTTCCAGTCCTTACCATAATACTTCTCCAGTATGTTATGGTGTGGTGCGTCTTTCCCTACCTCTATCTTCTTAGGTGGTTCTGGTGGGAACAATTCTAATTGTAGACCGTGTGCTTGCCAGAACCACTCCTCAGGATCCTCTCCTTTTATATGCGTAAACCCATAGAAGGTTCCATCATCCTTCTGATATAAGAAGTGATGGTCGTGAGGATTCAGTAGCCACATCTTCATTAGTTTGTCTGTGGTGCTGTAACCTATCTCCTCTTTCGTTAATTTTTCCACGTTTTACAAATTCAATTGCTGAGGGTAGTATAGCATACTCTTGCCTTTGTATCCTAGAGGTAAGGGTATCTATAGTGTCATCAAGTTCAATATCAACTTTGCCTTGTAGTATAATTTCTCCACCATCTAGTTCCTCATTAACATAATGAACAGTACATCCCGTCACAGTGTCACCAGATGCTAACGCTTGTTCTACTGCGTGCAGTCCTTTATACTTTGGTAGTAGTGATGGATGCACGTTTATAATAGGAGCAGTAAAAGCATCAGGGTTTTTAATCACTCTCATATATCCTGCTAATATAATCAGGTCTACTCTCCACGCTTCAAACAACTTAACCATATCATCTTCTCTCTTATGACTGATGTAACAGTGAGGGATTCCAAATTTGTTTGCTCTCTTTACTGCTCCACAATCTTCCTTGTTGTGAATCATTAATACCACTTCATCTCTAGTACAGGTACGTAGGATGTTCTCGAAGTTGGTTCCGTTGCCAGAACACATAATTCCTAATCTCATTAGATCCAAGCAGGTTTGCGTGAGGGGTCACGTAAATAGTTATCTGCAACCCAAGGTTTAGATGCAATATAACGTTTATATGCTGTCATAGTATCGATGCGAGTATCTTTCTTGAACTCGTCAGGCATCGCTCGTACAAAGGGAGTTGAGCATTCGATAGAAGGAAATATAATGTCAGCATATTCTAAAGTAAACTGACAGCTATGAGTCTTGTTGTAGCGATGTGTGTACTCAGCACACAATGCTAGACCGTGCTCAAGTAACCAACGAAAGTTCCACTGTGCCCAGATAGTACAAGGATGATTACGAAAGGCACCCTTAGCAGTGGCATAGAAACCTGTATCTTTTTTGGGTAGGTCACCGTAACCGTGACCCCACTGAGCAGACGCAACAATAGAGAGCATTTGACAGGTCTCTAATGGCATCTTGACAACGTGCTTGTCAGGTAAACACTGTGCT